CTCATTTCGACCTCGCTTTCTGTTTGTTGAGTGCCCGCGCAATCCTCTGCATGTACTTCAGGACTCGCAAGACGTGACGAGGACCGCGTGCAAAGCGCATACGGCCCGGTAGACGTGGGATGCTCATAGCGGCTTCCAGTGATGCTCGATAGCTTTAGTCAGAGACGGGACGCGAGCGAATATCTTGCTGAGTTGCAATTCGATGCGCTCACTGATCCTGTCAATACCGACGCGAGCGTTTATCGCTTCCGCCGTCACTGTGGCTACAATCTCCTTGCGCTCAGGTTCGACTACGAGTTTCCACTGACGAAGTAAATTGTCTGGAACCCATGCGAGGAAGTCGTGCCGCAGGATAGTTGGAGACACGCCATCATCGACAAAGATGCCAGTGTGCGGGTCCCGTGAATTCTCCACGAGCGATACGCTGGTAGCGTGGAACTTGCCATCAGGACCCGTATACCCGTCAAGTTCTATGTCGTAAATCTTTCTCATCCCTCCACCCACTTTCCCAGCCCCTTGGCTACAGCGATGGTCGCCAGGGTCATGCTGCGCACCGTGGCGATGGTGCCGATGCTGACCACGCGCCCTTGGCTTTCCAGTTCGCGCATGATCTGCGCCTGGTTCCAGTCGGTGTGGAGCATCACCAGTGCGCGGACGGCGTCGGTTGCGGTGTGCTTGGGGCTCAGAGCGTGAGGTGAGTCCTGATCTCCCAGCGGAACCGACCCGAGAGCGGCATCGGCTTGCGCGGGTGCGTCCGCGGGCCAGCCAGCATCCACCACGGCATCGACGATGGCATTGCCATCTTGGTCTTCTAGTCGACTCGTTCCATTTTTCACCGCTTCAACCTGGGAGCGCGTGACAATTGGCCAATTGACCGTTACGAGATCCTTGGTGATGATGTCGTAATCAGGGCACTTGAGTTCTGTTCCTGTTCGCGAAAGCTCCGATAGCAATGAATCATCGAAGCCAGGGCACTCTTCCGGGTCCTGTTGCGCCTTCACTCGCTTTGCCTGGGCGTTGTACCAGTCCTGTGCTTCCTTGCTCAGGCGTTCCCAGTCGCTATCTGAGGCCTTGGACACGGCCAGCACAAGGCGCCGCAGGTAGTGGGCGTCAGGTTCGCCCTCGGCCTGGGGTAGAAACTCCGTGCCGGCGGCCGCGAGCAGTTCACTGTAGATGGTGGTCAAGATTGCATCTCCTGTTTCTTCCTGCCAATCAGGCTTACGAGCAGGTTGCATTGGGTTGGGGTGAAGGTCTCGTGTCCCGGCCAGTTGTCCTCAATCAAGTTCAGGACCTCAATCATCGGTAGGTGGGTCTTCTCGTGGACCTCATCGATCATCTCGGGGAGCGTCAAAGGGTAACCCCATCACCGCCATCAAGAACGGAACGGGCATTGCTTGTGGGCGGCTTGCTTCCGTACTTGGCGATGAACTCGTCTGCCATTTGGAAGGGGCAGGATTCCTCGTGTCCGTTGTCTTCTGCTTCCAAGCACAATAAGCAAAGACCAGAATCGTAGTCCATGCGGTCTGTCACTTCATGCAGAATGCCGACAATCACTTCGGCCTCTGCTTGTCTGTTGGTTGCGTACAAGGTTCCTCCTTCTGGGTCCTGTTGAGGACGGTAATCAGAGGCAGGATGCCCAAACGGCTCGCACATGCCGGGCACTGCTCTGGAGAGTCGCCGATCGCGTCACAATCAGCGCACAGGTAGGCGTTGCGGAGGTTAACGTGCATGGGCCACCAGCCAGTGGGCCAGGACCATGATGGGGTAATGCAACTCCCACAAGCCCCAGATTGCGAGTCCTGCCAGGACCTCAAAGGCCAGCGCGTTGCGGATGCCAGTGAAGAAAGCAATGCCGTCGTCGTTCCGCAACTCGCTTACGTTCGGCCCTTCGCCGAGGACGTTGGCATGTGGATATTCGGGAGCGTGATAACGCCCCTTGGCATCGAATCCGCAATTGCTCATGACTTCGTTCGTGATCCGTTCTGTTTCGGTCATCTCAAGACCCCTTTCTGTGAACAGGATTATTAAACCACCACTCGCCGGGTTTATCAACATAAATATTATGCGCTTATTAAACTTTTCTGTTGACATGCGCAGTGGGGGTGCTATTCTCGGTTTATCAACTAAACGGTTGTTGGCAATCAACCGCATAAGGAGCAGCAAAAATGACAATCCACGAGCAACTCAATGCAGGGCAGGAAGTGGTTATCAATGGCACAATGGGCGCGGTCACAGTGCGCTATGAGTCCAGCAAGAGCCGCAACGGTAAGCCGTTGCGCTACTCAGCCGGGATGATTTTTGCAGGCAACACTCTCAACAATTACGCTTTTGGAGACACTCTTGAGCAGGCCGTCTGCTATCTCTACCAGCAACTCGCAGCCCGCGAGGCGGCAAGAGCTGTCCGCGAGAAGCTCCTGGATACGACGGACCCCGTGACGGTCACAGATATAGAGTGCGCCATTATGACCGGATGCGTTTTTGCTCTGTAACCTTTAACCTCCGCCGCGCGGTCCTTACCGTAAGCGGTAATCGCAGGCCGGGCACAGGAAAGGAAAACATGGAACTAGACTTGAAACCAATCAACACGCGGCAAGCCATCGAAGATGCGCACGCTGACCTGTTCATAGCGCTCCGCTATGGCCTCACCATTAGTCAGCCGACTGATGCGCTTGACCGTGAACACGTAGAAAAGGCTTGCGCAATATTGGACCTCATCCGCAAAGCAAACCCTCTATAGCTTCCCGCTCTGAAGAGTCTCCCAACGAATCGGCCGGCCGTCCTCGAATATCAGGATGAACCGGCCGTAGAACTTTTCAGGAAGAATCGGCCTCAATGCCATGGCGGCGCGCAGGATAGCCTCAGCCGTCACCGGCATAGACTTCAGGGCTGACTCCTCGTCAATTCTTATGCGTCCTGTTGCCGCCATCTATTCCTCTCCCTCTGATTCGCTATCGTCCTTCGCTTCAGAATAGCCGATACCGTCCCTACACGCAGGATGAAATGGGGGGCAGTCATCTCCAGACGGGAAATCCTCGTCGATAGGGATGAGACCCGCATCTGCATTTTCTTGGCACTCTTCACAGCACCCCTCGCCAGGGAAACTCTGCTTGAACTTCTGCCCTGTGCCTTTAGCCGCCTCATGCTTGCCGTGGTTGTAGGCGTACATGCTTTCGGTCCTGCTGATGGTCAGAGCGCGCGCCGCGCTGAAATCCTCGCTCTGCAAGATGTTGTGCTGAAGTTCGGTCGTCGTCCATCCCTCATCGACCGACTTGCTTATCAACTCTCGCAGGTTCTCGCGCGTCGTCTCTGTGATGGCGTAGCGGGCATCGGGATTATCAACGATCTCGCCCTTGTCTGTGATGCGCTTGCCCACCAGCTCCGCGCCGCGCTCCCGAGCCATCTGCCGCGCATGGTCCAAGACTTTGGTCCATATGTCGCTGTCTTCGACTATGCCGCGCTCGGTCAGGAACTCTGTGGCGCCAGCGACCGCATCGGTCTCAAGGTAGGGCGTTACCTCCGGTATCAGGTCGCCCCAGTCCACCAGAACGTCTATCGTGTCCTGATCTTCTGGCTTCTTCTTCGCAGCCTTCGCCAGCTTCTCGACGGCGAGTCCTGCTGCCGCTTCCTTGCCCTTGCGCTTGAGGTAGGCCGCTAGTACCTGCTCCAGTGACTTCCCCGCTTTGCTAAAGGGTTGCCGGCTTCCGTCCCGGCCTCCTTTTGCGTGGGAGTGGGCTTACTGGTACTCTTTCCGGGTCCTGACGCCCCGCCGGTGCCGCCCGGTGCAACTGGTGTAGGCAGTGCGGTCTGCGCCGCCAGGACCGCCAGCGGCATCCATCCGGTGCCCGTCTTGACCATCGGCACGTCGCCGCCCTCTACCGCGTCCAAGCCGTCGCGGTCCCGTAGTTCGTTAATCGTTCTGGCGCCGAGAGATGTATTGGCGGCGTCGATGGTGGCTTGGTCGGTTTCCGCCACTTCCTCGTTCTGGTCGAAGGCATGGCCAATGTCGTCCCATCCCCATCCGAGAAAAATCAGTCGCTCCATCAGGCTGGACCACCAGAGCATCTCTCCGTTGAGTCCTTGAGCGCGCATCTGCTCCTGAAGCTGCTCGGAGTTCGCCCGCGGCTCAGGCTCCTTGATGTAGGGCTTCGGGTCGGTCCTGAAGGCGCGGCAAACGATGCGGGCCATCCACTCGTCATAGTCACTCTTGAGCAGGTCGCCGGCCGAGCCCTTCATTTCGAAAGGCTTTCCACCGCCAGGGATGAACCGCATCTTGGACTTGAGCTTGAGATTCCCGCTCATCAGTGCGTCGAACGTTCCTTGCCATAGCGCAATCTGCTCAGCAGTCCAGTTCTCCGGGCAGCACACCATCACATCAGGACAGGTTCCCTCGTTCCAGAAGTTGAGCATGTACATCGTCTTGCGAACCTGCTGGGTAGCCTCCATCAGGATCTGCTCAACCTCGGAGTATCCGAAGATTGGATTCTGAGCCCACCGATGCCGGGGCATGTAGACGATCTCCCGCTCGGTAAAGTTGTCCATCGGGAGGCCCTTTACGATCTGGACATAGGCCAGGGAGGGCCAGTCAGGGATGCGACCGCGGTCGTCCACTTTTGGAACGATGGTATTCCCGTCAATACATTCCAGCGCGTAGGGCTTCGTCCCAGCCCGATTCTTCCAGATGAAGACCGTGGCGGCGTCAATGGTGTACCGCTCGCGAAAGATCATCTCCATCCACTGCGGGTAGGGTACCTTCCGGTCAGGCATCTTGAAGAAGGCGTTCAGCTCTTTGATGCGCGGGTCATCCTCAGACTTCACGCCCTTGGCCGGGTTCTTCAGGACGAACTTCCACGGCAGACTCACCAGCTCATCGACGCGCGCGCTCAACTCATTGGCGATGATTCCCGAGCCCCGGACGATGCCCCGTAGCATCTCACCCAAGACGATATGCCGGTTGACGATCTCAAGGTTGTAGCCGGTAGGGTAGTCCCACTCGCGAGCGTCCACGATAGACGGGGGGCCGAACGGCGCTACGGGCTGGTAAGGGCTGAAGCGGTTGCGCTCTTCGTCTACGTCGGGGATGAAGTCGGAGGGGAGGAGGCGGTCATCGGGGCCAGGACGGTCGTTTTCCGGATCCCGATTTGGCAGAGTAGGCCGGGCACCACCGCGATTCCTTGCGCTCAAGAGTCCATACCGCGGATTCAGGAGCGTCATCGAGCCGCCTGTAGCGTCCGGCATCTTCTGCAATGCCTTGTCGTTTAGACGTTTGCCAAAAACTGTATCGTCGTTGATCTCTGTCGGTTCGTCCCACAAGGCCATGGTGTGTGCTCCCGTGGTCTAGTGTATCAACCGATAGGGATTCCAGTTCTTTTGTGCATTTCTGGGAGGTGGCCGTTAATGCATCCGCACCCTTGGCATACCGATTCCCATAGTTTACTTCTCCGGCTTATGAATACCGTGGGGTTTGGCGGAAGAATTGGCGATTCCATGTGCTCCCGGAAATACCCAGTAAGTCTAGCCCGATCATCCATGTACGGTATCAAAAATGGACGCTCATCTTTTCCATAGAAATCTGAATATTTCATCGCTCCTCACTTTCCTTGGCACATCAGGCACTTGCAGCCCGGTGCGTGGGCTGGACGCGGAGATCCATGCCAAACCCCAGCGGCAATAGCCAATTCAGGGAGGATCGCTTCGATAGGGCTGGGGCCGAAGACTTTTTTGGGGGTCCTGACGAGGGCGGTAACCGGCTTGAGCCGCTTCGGGCTGTCTCGCATCCCACCCATAGCCGTAATCTTGCCCTGCGGTTGCGCGTCCATAGCCTTCTGGAGATCAGCAACGGCTTCAGTACTCATCGG